ACCATGATCTTTACTGAACTCACCGGTCTTGACACCGCCCTTCCAATGACTTTTACCTACGCAAACAGCAGAATTATTGCTATCTAGTTTGTAATGCTGGAAAGGAGGAAAATTAACTTTGACATGTACCATGTCATCTACTTCACCTTTAGTCTTTTCATCTTCTAGATCGGCAAAAAATGTATCATCTTCTATGTCATCGAATTCTAAAATATCTATAGCAGTTTTCTTTACTATAATTTTACGTGGTTGTTTTGGACTGACAGGTATATGATTCCAGGTCATTATACGAAACACAAGATCAGTAACAGGAATGTCTTTTAATTTTACCTCTTCGCCTGTAGTTGCTAATATTCTTGCGGCTCTTACTTCTTTAGCGGCTTTGATGTTTTTTGGGCGGCTAATTTGTTCTAATGACTTTTCTAATGAATTTTGTGGCATGTCAATGATTAGATCGTATTGATGATATTCCTGCCTGGCATAGCAACAATATGATGTTTTGCTAGCGTGAATCTCTTTGAGAATATCTTTATTGTTTAAATAATTTACAGGTTTCTTAGTTGTTATAGACATAGTTCCTCTTATAAAAGTGTTGCGTAAATGATACATGGCCTGGCAACATTTGTCAAGCCTAGAATACAAAAACGGCGATTTTTAGGGCGATAAATAACAGACAGACATGCTATTTATGTGTCTGATAATCATACAAAGAGAATCACGATGGCAGACTGCTCACAATTTGATGCTGAATATAACACTAGGCTTAGTAAGTTTAACGAGATCAATGGTGGATACGGTGCATCCATATCTCGAGGTATAACTGCTGCCAAAAGCCTTGATGTTAGGGGCGCAGAGGGGGCGAATGCTAATCTAAGAGAGTGGCTCGCCGGCGCAGAGATATTAGACACCGCTCTTTATAATCTATCATCCAAAGCAGAAAAGGCCGGTTGTCCGGCTGCAGCCGCTAAATTCGACCAGTTAGGGGAAAGAACTGAAGACCTTATCAGAGATATTGAAACTGGTATAGACGATGTAGAATTAGCGATATCAGATGCAGAAGATAAGATACAAGAGGCTGAAGATGCAGCCGCTCAAAAGAAGCAAGACGATCTAGATTCATTAGAAGAAGTAGGAGTCACAGGTAAAAAGACACCTGAAAAGATAGATCCAAAAGATGTACCCGGAGACGGCTTAGAAGAAGTTACTGTCACGGCGAAAAAAAGTCCAGAAAAAGTCACTGCCGCAGATGATCCTAAAGTAGCAGCAGACGAGAAAAAGAAAGCAGAAGAATTAGCAAAGGCTGAGGCTAAGGGCCCGGACAAGATTAACACTAATTCAGGACTTCCCGGCGAAGTCAAAAAAACAAGAGCGCAGGCTACACTACAAGATACCACAAACTTTCAACAACGAAAAGATTGGCGTGTAAGATTAGCATTAAGTCCAGGCGCACAACAAGCAAAGTATCTTTATTACTCAGATACTCCTGGTATACTTGCACCACTAGCTGCAACTGATGGAATTATATTTCCATATACACCTACTGTGAATGTAACCTACGCTGCTAACTATAATTCAGTAATGCCGGTACATAGTAATTACAAAATATTTCAATATGAAAGTAGTTCTGTAGATTCTATAACTATAACTTGTGATTTTACCGCACAAGATACTGATGAAGCAAACTATATGCTAGCAGTCATACATTTTTTCCGTAGCGTGACTAAGATGTTTTATGGACAGGATGAGATGCCGAAGCCAGGAACACCGCCTCCATTATGCTATCTGTTTGGTTATGGTGAATTTCAATTTAATGCGCATCCATTAGCGATAACTAACTTCACGTATAACTTGCCACCTGATGTTGATTACATCAGAGCAGGAGCATTGACATTGCCAGCCGGGGTCAATAGGGCACCATCTGCTGATGTTAAAAAACCCAAAAAAACTAATCCTTTTGATGCAGTAAAAGATAGATTGATACAAAATGCTGTTAGTAAGTTAGGTGGCACAGCGAAAACTATTATAAACGTATTGATACCTGGCGGCAAGTTATCAGGTCCAAATTTTGGAGGGGGCGGTGCGGCTGGCGGAGGGGGGTTTAATAGCACGATACCTCCTGGCACTAAAGAACCTACATATGTGCCTACTAAGATTAACATCAGCATCAGTGCTGTACCTGTCGTAAGTAGATATGATATCAGCAACAGATTTAGCGTGAAAGATTATGCTAGCGGTAAGTTATTGAATGGAGTCAAGCAAGCAGGCGGAGGCATCTGGTAATGTCGAGCAACGCAATATACCCAAGAACTAGTCCATACAAAGAGACAGAAATATTCAATCAGAAGTTCTTAGACTTTATGACGAATAGACCTATACCTGCTCAGCCTAGCGATGTACAGATTATTTTGGCAGAAGTTTACAACCTGCGTCCTGATTTGCTAGCATATGACTTATATGGAGATAGCAAACTCTGGTGGGTATTTGCTGTGCGAAATCCAAATAGATTAGGCCCAGATCCATATTTTAATTTTGTGACAGGTATTGAGATATATGTCCCTACTATGGATACACTAAGACAGGCATTAGGTATATAATAAATGGCAATCAATGTTAATCAGGTTGATGACGATCAAAGCAGCCTCGCGGTATCTTATTTAAATCAAAAACAAAATGTGTTTCCTGCAGGATCATTTGTAGCCACAAATATTTCTACTACAGGAGCAGCCACTGGCACAGTAGCCAGTCCTGGTGCTGCAGGCATGGGCGGCACTGAGAGACCTGGCAAGCGATTATACAATCCACTATCAAAACTTGCGAGTTATACATATCAGATATCATGGTATATGATTACTCCAGACGCATATCAAGAGTTTGTTAACACCGGTAGAAGAAATATCAATGCATTAGCGACCGCTGGCCCCGTTAGCGATGCTAATCCAGTAGGCGCAGGTGCCGGCGCATATATTATCGCACAAAGCGGCGGTATTAACAACAACGTAAGTAGAAGAGCACCAGGATTCGAATTAGATTATTATATTGATAACTTACGCTTCAGCACAGCTATGGGAACAAAAGGTACAGGAACTGATACTAGCGCAATCACTAATTTTAATTTCGTTGTAACAGAACCATATGGATTTAGTTTTTTGACTAATCTTAAAAGAGCAGGCGATGCATTAAAAGCGTATACCGATTCTACGAGCTATAAAGAACTCAGTAACAACTTTAAAAATATTTTTATATTAGGTTTAAGATTTTATGGATACGACATCAACGGTAACTTGATAAAACCAGGTGATCAATTATATGGAGAACCTATAGATCCTGCAGGTACAGATGCATTGTTTGAAAATTATTATGACATGGAAATAACCAATGTCAAGTTTAAATTAGATGGCAAAGCTGTTACTTACAATGTGGAAGCAGTAAGCATCAACGCTCAAGCACTATTGGGTACAAAACGAGGCAGGATACCCACTGGCGTCAAAGTACAGGGCAGTAATGTAAACGATGCACTTAATGGTATAAATGGTTTAATAACTAAATTAAATCAAAGCGAATTACAAAGAACCGAGAAAAAAAACCCATCAGATGGCATACCTAACAAATACTCAATCAAATATGTAGGCGATGCTGAAAATAGGATTGGTCGTGCTAGCATGGTCACACAAAGTGATTTAGATAAGATTAAGTGGCCGGGCAGTGGAGCAAAAAATACAACTGAATCTACTGATGCTAAAGGCGTTAAGCCACCAGATCCAAATGAAAGAATGATGATTTTTAACAATGATGTTTCTATAATACAAGCCATAGAAACAATCATCAAGCGCAGCGCCTACATGGAGAATGCTTTAAAAACTGTATACGCTAATACTAAAGAACCTGATATAGATCAAAAAAATAATCCTCAAGTTAAGCGTGAGAATCCATTACCGTTAGCCTGGTTTACAGTAAATTCAGAAATAGTTAAATGTGAGTGGGATGATAAGATAAAAGACTGGGCTTACGAACAAAATTTTATCATAGCCGTCTATGAAATACCTAGCGTAGCGACACCATACGCTCCTGATCAAACCAAATATTATGGTCCACATAAGCGTTATGATTATTATTTTACTGGAAAGAATAGTGAAGTATTAGAGTATTCACTACAGTTTGACAATCTATATTTCAATACTGTATTAGGTATTGAAGAAAAAGATTTTATCAGTTTATCAAAGAGTCAGAACCCAGGGGCACAACGAGAGGGTCAAGAAACACCCGCAGGTGGATCAGGATCCAGCACTGGAAATACAAAAACTACATCAGGTAATACTGGACAAAAAGCAGATGCTCCCCCGCCCGGTACTAAAGATACTAGCGCAGGAACGGCAACAGCGGGCGGTACATCTGTCAAGACCGGTGTAAAAAGCAAAGGGGATAGAACCGGTACTCTTGCTGTAGGTACTGAAGCACAGAATAGTATAGTCACTAGTCTACATGATATAGGAGCATATGCTAATGGTAAGATTAAAATATTGGGCGATCCTGATTTCTTAATCCGTGATGCTGCCACATCTGTCACACAACTTTATAATAAATTTTACGATACTGATGGTTATACTATCAGTGCAAACGGAGGACAGGTATTCATAGAGGTCGCTTTCAAAGAAGCAGTTGACTACAAGAATAGCACTGGTCTTATGGAAATCAATGAAAGTATTTTCTTCTTGAATTATCCGCAATATATAAAAGATATGACTCAAGGTGCTTTAATATGGGAAGTCAGGCAAGTTGATAGCACATTTGCCAATGGAAAATTTGAGCAGGTCTTAGAGCTAGTGGGAACACAATTTGACACAGGCGAATCAAGCACAGATTCTAGCGCAGTCACTAGTGGTTCAAGTACATCAGCATCAGCCAATGATGATCAGAAACCTTTACAGAATTTAGATAAAAGCGGTTTAAAAAACTTAGACGGAACACCTCTTAGAGGCGGCGGATAATAATGGCACAAGACGTTATAAAACCAAAAGGTCCACTTAAGAGAAGCAGCCCAGATGCAGGCGGCGCTAATCCACGCATGGTTCCTGCATTGGGTATTGTAAAAGATAATGTTGATCCTAAACGCAGCGGTCAGGTAATGGTCTATATCTCAGACAACAGCGGTCTAGATCCTGAAAACAAAGACAACTGGCGTCCAGTGACTATGTTGAGTCCCTTTTATGGTGTCACAAGACCAGACGCAGGTGATACAGAGTTGGGAACATTTAAGACTAATCCAAGCAGTTATGGTATGTGGTTTAGTCCCCCCGACATAGGGACTACTGTGCTATGCTTGTTCGTTGATGGTGATATGAACTATGGATTTTATGTAGGTTGTGTTATGTCGCCGGAAGCATTACAAATGGTTCCTGCTATAGGTGCTACCGATAACATCATACCAAACGAAGGTGAAGCGAAAAGTTACGGTGGTGCTAAAAGATTACCTGTAACTAACATCAATACTAATAATAAAGATGTAGCAGATAGTAGCGAATATTTGACTGCACCTAAACCCGTACATAGTTATAGCGCAAGTATCATGTTCCAGCAAGGTATATTGCGTGATCCTGTACGAGGTCCTATCAGTTCAAGCAGTCAGCGTGAAAGCCCAAGCCGTGTAGGTTGGGGCGTTAGCACACCGGGTCGTCCTATATACGAAGGCGGCTTTGATGATACATCAATCGCTGAAAATCTTAAAGCAGATAATAGCAAACAACTTAGAGTAGTATCACGCAGAGGTGGTCATAGCATAGTAATGGATGACGGTGATATTATCGGGCGTGACCAATTAGTTAGAATCAGAACAGCACTTGGTCATCAGATATTGATGAGTGATGACGGTCAGACATTGATGGTGCTTCACAGTAATGGTCAGAGTTATATCGAATTAGGTAAAGAAGGTACAGTAGACATATATTCTACAAACAGTATCAACTTGCGCACACAAGGTGATCTCAACCTACATGCCGATAACAATGTAAACATACATGCTTCTAAGAATTTAAACATACAGGGCGAAAATATTCACATCAACAGTGAAAAAGAATTCAAGCAAAGAGTGGGTGCAGATAGCCAATATTCTACTACAGGCAAACATACAGTTAAAGTTGGTGGCGCATATAGCGTTAACTCAGGTGGTCAAGCAAGCATGGCTTCGGGTGCAGAAGCATTTGTCAATGGTAGCAAAGTAAATCTAAACAGCGGTCAAACATCTACACAGCCAGCAGAAGTTCCTGCAATAGATAAGACATTGCACACCGATACATTATTTGATGAAGAAAAAGGATTTGCGGCAGCACCGGGTAAATTAGTCAGTATCACAAGCCGTGCCCCTGCACATGCACCTTGGAGTAATGCAGGTCAAGGTGTTGATGTCAAGACCGATTTGAATGCAAGCAGTTCATTACCATCAGCACCTGCAGGTAGCGTACAACAAACAAATGCAGTGGCAGCAAGTTCATTAACAAATCCTGTAGCAACATCGTCTGCCGCTACGGCACCTAACATGGGTGCTGCAAGTAAAGCATTAAGCACACAAACAACACAAGCTATATCAGGTGCAGTAGCACAAGCAGCGGCAGCAGGCCCATTAAAAGATGCAGTAACAAAAGGCACAGCCATAGCACAAACTGCCGCAGGCGCAACAGTAGGTGTAGGTAAATTCGCACTGACACCTACTGCATTAGAAAAAGCAGGACAATTAAAGCCGGGCGCCGGAGCATTAGTGACTTCATTGGCAGCATCTACAGGTAATGTAGCAACAAGCATGACCAATAATCTGTTCACTGGTAAAGATGGTGCAACAAGTTTACCTAATCTTGTAGGTAGCGTAGGCACACAGGCAAAAGCATTAACGACTAATCTGCAACAAGCACAGACTGCATTACAGAATACGGGTGCGATAACAGGTAATGAATCAGCAGGGCAGTTAGGCGGTATGGTCATGAGCGCAGCAAAGAATGGCGTAGGTGCCACAGTCGATGCTATAAAGAATTCAGCAGGGTCATTACCAGGACTGCCAAATCTACCTACAGGCAAATTGAATTCAGTTATGGGTGATATATCAGCAGGTAACTTTGCAGGTAAGATAGGTGAAGGAGCCGCAGGTGCATTAGCAGGATTGCAAAGTTCAGTAGAGGCAGCAGTCAAATCACCTAGCCTCGAGGCTGTAGCAGATCAGGCTAAGGGTATAGCAGCAGGTGCGTTCAGCGCAATCACTTCATCGTTCAAACCTATGCAAGCAGGAGTGCCACAAAATCTATCAGCATTAGCAAAAGAAGCCGCAGAGGCTACAACTGAAGCAGGATTGTCAGGGGCTACGAATTCATTATCGGAAGCAGCCGGTTCATTAGCAAGCAAAGCATCAGGACTAAAAGATGCCGCTACAAGTCAACTCGCAGCAATGGCTACTGGAAAAACAGGTATTAGTTCCGCAGTAAGCGGCGCGGCAAGTAGTTTATTGGGCAATGCAAGTAAATTATTGCCATCAGGTGGTAGCGTAGCAGACAGTTTGGTAAAAGCAGCAGGAGTTCCTGGTTCATCATCATTGGGTTCATTGACTAGTGCAGGTAAAGACTTATTAACAAGCGCAGGCAAATCAGCACAAACAGTCGCAACAGCATTTGCAGGCTCGGTAGCCGGCGGCTCATCAGCATTGAGTTCAGCCGCAGCCGTGACAGGCGGAGGTGTCGCAGCGGTCGCTTCAACAGTTGCTAGCGGATTAAGTAACTTGCCGGGAGGTCAAGGTGCAGTATCAAGCATAACCAATCTTGCTAAGGGCGGGTTACCAACAATACCCGGAGTAGGTGATCTTAAGTCTGCTATAACAGGTGCGGCAACAGATAAACTCAATAACTTAGCAGGTGGATTAGCAGGTAAGGCTAATGATCTATTAGCAAAAGCAAAGGGCGGCGCCAACTCATTAACTTCATTAGTATCATCTGGATTACCTGCAGGTGCAGCGGCACAGTTGCAAAGCGCATTGGGTAGTATAGCAAGTGCAGGTTCAGGAATTAAAGTGCCTAGCATTGCATTAAACACTACAGATAGAAGCAGTATATCAGGAGCGATAACAAGCCAGTTAGGCGATCCTGCTATACCTGCGCCTAAGTTCGGCGAAGTCGATGAAGCAGCAAAATCTAAAATAGCCGACTTTGAAAATGAAAAAGTCGAATATATCCTTGAGCAAGGTAAGTTATTGATAGCATCTAACAAGGCTGAGTCTAAAATGATAAGTGAGTTAGACAAATATCTCAAGGCACAACAGAATTTACCTGCAGGAGATCCGCAGATTGACATAGCGAAAGCAGCATATGATGCAGCCATAGCAGAATATACCGGTGCGCAAGATAAGATTGTTAAACTCAATGAGCAATATCCTGCAGTAGCACTTGCTATATATGGTAATGCTACTACATCAACCAACACTGCGACTACTAGTAATACCACAGTAAGTTCTATTACTACAAGGGTGATCAAAGGAAACGCATAATTTCTAACTATAAATATCATTATGGCACAATATACCGGATTCAGCACACAGAATGCTAATAAACCAAAGACTACTAATGCACCTCCGGGTATTGACGGCGGTGTAGGGTCGATCACAAATCCTATATACCCCGGTAAAAAGTTTAAATTAACTGATGAAAACCTCGTAGTACAAGATATCGTAAACGCATTAAACATACGACAGGGTGAGAAAGTAGGACAACCTGGTTATGGTACTACATTATGGAACTTTGTTTTCGAACCAAACACACCCGATGTGCAGTTTAGTCTCGAAAATGAGATAACAAGAATCATCAGCCTCGACCCTAGAGTAGTACTAAACTATGTAAAAGCATATCCGCAGGAGAATGGTATACTACTAGAAGTAGAATTAGCGATTCAACCGTTCAATGAAGCGACTATGCTCAGTGTTTTTCTCGACAGCACTACTAATCAAGCCGCTGTACAATAATCTTAAAAACCTCGGTTTTAGGATTTGATAAATAATCAAATCAGAGATTAATTATGGCTAAAAGTTCTAGACAAGCAGCACTATTCGGAGTAAATGATTGGAAAGCGATCTACCAAACCTTTCGTGAGGTCGATTTCCG